CACAGCTGCAGAAGGCAGTATTATAAAACGTGAGTGGTGGCAGGTGTGGGAGAAAGATGATATGCCGGATTTAGCTCATGTCATCCAAAGTTATGACACGGCCTTTATGAAAAAAGAAACGGCTGATTATAGTGCTATTACCACGTGGGGGGTATTTTATCCTAACGAAGAGGGTGAAGCGCATTTAATTTTGCTAGATGCCATTAAAGATCGGTACGAATTTCCTGAGCTACGGCGCGTGGCTAAGGAACAATATGACTACTGGAAACCAGAAACGGTTATAGTCGAGGCTAAAGCATCGGGGTTACCGCTTACCTATGAGTTAAGACAAATGGGCATACCGGTTATTAACTTTACACCAAGCCGTGGAAATGATAAACATACTAGAGTAAATGCGGTTGCACCATTATTTGAAGCAGGAATGATATGGGCACCTGATCGTAAGTTTACTGAAGAGGTTATAGAGGAATGCGCAGCATTTCCGCTAGGGGAACACGATGACCTTGTGGATAGCATGACTCAAGCCGTAATGAGATTTAGACAAGGTGGTTTTGTAATTCATCCAGAAGACTATGAGGATGAACCGTTATCACAAACTAAAAGGACGTACTACTGATGAAAAAATTTATAGAGTTATTTGAGCTAGTAATCAAAAGTGCTAAAAAAACTAAAGATCCAAAAAAATTAAAAGAACTAAGTAAAATTGGTGAAGAGTTTTCTGCCTTAGCAAAAGACCCTAGTAAAATTACTGACGCACAAGTAGCTATTCTTGCTGAAAAATTAAAAGAGTTTCAACAAACTGCAAGTAAAGGCGAAGGTGTTGCTTCGCTTGATATTAGTGATGACCAAAGACAAATAACTGAAATTATAAAAAGAGGCGACTCTGATGAACCTGCAACTCTTGCTTATACCGAGAAAAAAATAGATCCTAACGACCCAAATTATTTTGTTAAATCAGCAGAAGAAGCTAGAATACAAGTAGAACAAGAAGCAAAGTCTTTATTTGATAATGGCGTTTTTACTAAAGAACAATACCTTGACGAGTTGGCCAGCATTAAAGAAAATTATGGTGAAGGTAGTAGTCTATACATATCTTCTCAAAAAGCTGATGGTACTTATGAAGCACCAAGCGTAAGCAATCGACCGCAAGGTAAATCTGCCGACATGAAAGATAGTGCTGAGCGCTCTATTCAGTTTGTGGCTGAGAAAACTGGTTTAAGTTTTGAAGAAGCACGGCTCGCTATTATGGAAAAAATTAACCAAGGTTATGCAATTGGTGATCCTAAAAGAACAGTGCCTAATGACTTGGCAAGTATCAAAGCTTATTTAGATAATAATTTATCTATTGGTAGTAGTGGTGATGCTATAGAGTTTTTAGAAGACATCGAAGAGATTGCTTTTAGTGGTGCTATAGATTTATCTTCTGATACTGCTAAAAATGTTTCTAAACAAAACGCTAAACAAATAATTGACAGTAGTAATCCAGGCGATGAGTTTGGTGAAACACTTATTGACTTTGACAAGGCTACTCCTATTGATGATTTAACTGAAGACTTTAAAAGACTAGATGAAATAACAATTAAAGGCGATAATTTTGATGATGCGGTTAACAAAACTAATGTATTAGACGTTTTAGATAACCCTAAAACTTTTACTGAAATTCAACAAGAACGTGGCGTAGGACAATTTGCAGACGATGCTCCCAAAACTATTGAAGAAACTTTTAAAAACGTACCACCTGAGCGCAGAGCCGTGATGGAAGAATTATATGCGCCAATAATAGAAGAGCAAAAAATTATAGAAGCTACACAAAAAGAGATACAACAAACGGCAGCTAAAATACAAGACTTAATTGAACAAGGTAGAGTGGATGAAGCCGAGGCTTTAGCAGAGTCTTTAAGAGATTTTCAAACACAATTAAAAAGCACAGACAGTGCTTTAGATGCAACTATCATTCCACCAAAAAGAACTTTAAATGCTGATGGTGGTCGCATTGGTATAAGTTCACTTTTTAAAAGAAAATAATATGGCAGATAAACCTAAAATACCAAAATTACCTATGACCCGTCGAGGTTTTTTAGGTGTCTTAGGTACCGGTATTGCTGCAGCTTTAATGGGTGGTGTAAGAACAGCACCTAAAGTAGCGGCGGTAGTTCCTGAAATAACGGCAAAAGGGATGCCAAGTTGGTTTCCAATGTTAATAGATAAAATTAAAACGCAAGGCAAACAAATTGAATTTGCTACCGGTGGCCGGCGTCCAGACAATGTATACAGTTTAAAAGTTGATGGTAACGAATATACTTTAACGGAAGACGCAGTAAGTGGTAGTATGGATATATCTACACGTGGTGATGATTACCAACAAGTTAGCTTTGAGTATATTCCACCAACAGATGTGGTACGACCAGGTGGCAAAGTTATAAAAGAAGATGCTGAGTTTTATGCTCATGAGTTTATGAAAGGTCAGTTTCAAGATTATGAAAACACATTAAGCACTATCGACGATTTAAAACTAGGTATTAAAGATATAGAAGAATTTGCTAAAAAAGGTAATGAAACCACAGACGATAAAATGAACAAATTAGTAGAAGACTTTAAAAAAGCTACCACTAAAGAAGAATTTGCCACAGGTGGCAGAGTAGGTTATAAGAATGGTGGTGGGGTCGGAACCTTATTTAAGGAGAAAAAAGCATAATGGCTGATATAGATAAAGTACGCGGTAATGTTACTATACCCGGACCAGCAGAACTAGCACAAGACATAGAACTACCTCAAGAAGAGGAAGCTAAAGGTCCAATAGAAATTAATGAACTAGAAGACGGTGGTGTTGAAATAGATTTTGATCCAGCAGCAATGGTGGCACAAGGTGGCAATGATCCACGCGCTAATTTAGCTGAACTACTAGACGATAGTATTTTAGACGAACTAGGTTCTGATTTACAAAGCGAATACCAAGATAATAAATCTGCACGTGATGACTGGGAACAAGCGTACACGAAAGGTTTAGACTTACTTGGTTTTAAATACGAAAACAGAACCGAACCTTTTCAAGGCGCATCTGGTGCAACTCACCCAGTGCTAGCAGAAGCGGTTACACAATTCCAAGCTTTAGCTTACAAAGAATTATTGCCTGCAGGCGGACCGGTTAGAACTAGAGTTATGGGTAAACTTGATGATGTTAAACAAGCACAAGCAGATCGTGTTAAAGAGTTTATGAACTATCAACTAATGTGTGAAATGACTGAGTACGAGCCTGAGTTTGATCAAATGTTATTTAACCTACCACTAGCTGGTTCTACTTTTAAAAAAGTTTACTACGATGAAACTATTGCACGTTGCGTATCTAAATTTGTACCGGCAGAAGATTTAGTCGTACCTTACACTGCCTCTTCCTTAGAAGAAGCTGATACTATTATTCATGTTCTTAAAATGTCAGAAAATGATTTACGTAAAAATCAAGTTAGTGGTTTTTATAGTGATATAGAATTAGGCACACCAAACTATAAAGAGAGTGAGGTACAAGAAAAGAAAAATGATTTAGAAGGCACTTCTACTACTAACAAAGATGAAATTTATACATTATTAGAATGTCATGTTAATTTAGATTTAGAGGGTTTTGAAGAAACTGACGAAGACGGCGAACCAACAGGCATTAAGCTACCTTACATTGTAACTATTGAAGAAGGTTCTGGTGAAGTTTTAGCTATTCGTAGAAACTTTAATGCACAAGACCCATTAAAAAAACGTACAGATTATTTTGTACACTTTAAATTTTTACCAGGATTAGGTTTTTATGGTTTTGGTTTAATCCACATGATTGGTGGCTTATCTAGAACGGCAACTGCAGCATTAAGACAGCTTCTTGACGCAGGAACACTGGCTAACTTACCAGCAGGATTTAAACAACGTGGGATTAGAGTTCGTGATGAAGCACAACCTTTACAACCCGGTGAGTTTAGAGATGTTGACGCTCCTGGCGGCAGACTTGATGATGCCTTTAAAATATTACCATTCAAAGAACCATCACAAACACTACTAGCACTAATGGGCCAAGTAGTACAAGCAGGTCAACGTTTTGCAAGTATTGCGGATATGCAGGTCGGTGACGGCAATCAATCCGCAGCAGTAGGCACGACCGTTGCTTTATTAGAACGTGGCTCTCGAGTTATGTCAGCTATTCACAAACGTTTATACGCAAGTATGAAACGTGAGTTTATGTTACTATCAGATTGTTTTGGAACTTACTTACCACCTATCTATCCGTATGATGTAGTTGGTGGTGAAAGACAAATTAAACAAACAGACTTTGGGCCAGAAGTAGATATTATTCCGGTTGCTGATCCAAACATCTTTTCACAAACGCAACGTATTAGTGTGGCACAAACCCAATTACAAATGGCAATGTCTAATCCACAGATGCATAATCTATATACGGCTTATCATGATATGTATGAGGCGTTAGGCATTAAAGATATAGATAGTTTACTGCCACCACCTAAACAACCACAACCAACCGACCCAAGTGCCGAGCATATTGCGGCTTTATCTAATAAACCATTTCAAGCTTTTCCAGGACAAGACCATACTGCACACATGAAAGCGCATTTAAGCTTTATGGGGACTATGATGGTGCGTACTAATCCGCAAATATTGGCCTCAGTACAAAAAAACATTATGGAACACATCAGTTTAATGGCTACCGAGCAAGTACAGCTAGAATTTAAGGACGAAATTGCACAATTACAGCAACTTTCACAACAAATGGCGCCTATTTTACAGCAACAACAGTTAAATCCGCAAGCAATGCAACAAAATCCGCAAGTTATGCAGATGCAACAGCAACAACAGATGTTAAACGAGCAAATGGAGTCTAGAAAGGCGCAATTAGTGGCTGAAACCATGGATGAGTACCTAAATGAAGAGAAAAAAGTGCTAAATACCATTGGAAATGACCCATTATTGCAGTTAAAAGCCGATGAATTACAGCTAAAAGCACGTGAAGAAGCACGTAAAAAAGAAGAGGCTGAAGACAAATTAGCGATGGAAAATTTAAAATTAATGCAAGCAAAAGAGATTTCTGAAGATAAATTGCAACAAGATGATGAACATGCTAAACTACGCGCTTCGGTTTCTTTAGCTAAAGATGGTATAAAGAATATGCAAGCTACTATTAAAGAGGTTAACTAATGGCATTTACTACTGGTCGAGATTTTTTATCAGGTATCCTTGGAGCATCTAATTCAACTGATGTTTTAAAAAAAAACAATGTTCGTCAAGGTTTTAAAAAGATTGATGGAGATTATAGGGGTCTAGATGCTTTTGAAAATCGTTATGGTCAACAGATTGGTGATGATGGTTATTTAAAAAGTGGTCCTGTTACTACAGTGTTTTATGATACTGATGGTGATGGTATTGACGATAGATTTCAATCTGGTCCAGGTGAACCTAAAGCAGGTTCTAATCCTGACAGTCCTATGTTTGGTGGTGGTAATCCACCTCCTGGTGGTGGCAGCGGTGGTAATAATCCAAACAGCCCAGCCAATAGCAGGCAACCAATAAGTTATGGAGTGTATGATTCTCCGGAAGCTTATGCAGCACAGTTTGGTAATACAGATTCTTACAACCCAGAAAGAAGTTTATATGCAGATTATGTACCTTCTAATATAGGCCCGTCTATTATGAGTTATGGTGAGACTGCACCAGATTTATTTGAAACTGGTTATGATCTTTATAATATGGTACCTAGCTTTACTAGAGCAGCAACTGATCTTGCTCGTACCGCTTACGATAAATTTATTAATCCGGTAGATCAAGCTATTGCAAATGCTTTAGGTTTTACTTCAGAAGAAGGTGAACATGACAACTCGGAAGCAGCCGCGGCGCTAAGTTTATTACGCCCAAGTTCATATGAAACTCTTAACAGAGAAGCGATAGAAAATTCTTTAGCTAACCTAGCTTATAAAGAACAAATAAATTCATTCGCTGAGGTTGATCCTGCTTTAAGAGAAAGACTTAATTCCTTTGGAGATGATCTTTCTATTTCTGACTATAACACTGCTTTATCTGAATTTACACCAACAGAAAGTTTTCCAAATCAAAGCCTAACAACTACCGACGTCTTAGCGGCATATCAACAAGCGCAGAGAGAGTCGCAAGCACAAGAAGCACAAGCAGAACAAGACCGAATTAATGCAATGGTATCAAGTGGTCAATATATTGGCACTGGTTATAATCCTGAGACTGGAGACTATAGTGGTTTACTTTCAAACCCACAATATAATAGCGAGGGTCAGATGACTAGTAATAATCCAGTTCAAACTGGTCCTTATTCTCCTGCAGCATTAAGTGGGGTTATTCAAAACGAAGCTTTTAATAACATGATGAATAATAGACGAGATAGAGATTCACGTAGAGATCCAGATGGCAATGCTAGTGGAGCTGGGGGTAATGCAACTGGGGGTAATGCTAGAGAATCTGATCCAGGTGATTCGGGTTGTTTTGAGCCTAACACTTTAATTGCAATGCAAGATGGTTCTGAAAAGAAAATTAAAGACGTACAATTAGGTGATATTACTAAAGGTGGTAAAGTTACTGGTGTATTACAATTTGAGCCAATAGATGATATACACGAATACAAAGGTGTTATCGTTGCAGGAAGTCATTTTGTTAAAGAAGGCAATGAATTTATTATGGTACAAGACAGTCCAGAATCTGTTAAAATAGATAAAATACCTGTAGTATATTCTTTAGATACCACTAATAGAAGAATATTTATTAACGACATAGAGTTTGCAGACTATAATGGTGATGGTATAGCTAAAAAATTCTTAAACAACGCAGGCATGGATTTATCTGGTTTTGATAAAGAGGTGTTAAGACAAGTTGAACACAGATTAATTTAATAGGTAGTCAAAGTAATAAAAAAGTAATATACTTCAAAAAACTAAAAAAGGAGATCTAAATGATTGAATCTTTAAAAGCAAAATGGATTGCACTTGGCAAGAAGAAACAAATTGCCGTAGGTGTAGTTGCAGCTATAATTGTAATCGCAATATTTTCATAACATAAATGTGGTTATCACTCTTACCGACAGTATTAAAAACCGGTTCAGCTATATTTGCTAATAAGCAAAAAGCTAAGATACTTATGTCTGATGCTGCTTTACTGCATGCCCAAAAAATGGCTAGTGGTGAAGTTGAGTATCAGGCGCAAGTACGGCAATCAAACGACAAGGGATGGAAAGACGAGTTCGTGCTTTTGCTTGTGAGCGCCCCTGTGATTTTATTGATTTGGTCAGTCTTTAGTGACGATCCATTAATCCAGCAAAAATTAGATATCTTTTTTGACAAGTTTAGTAATTTGCCTTTCTGGTACCAATCGTTATTTATCGGCGTGGTCGCATCAATATACGGATTGAAGGGCGCAGACATATTTAAGAAGAAGTGAAGTTCCACGACTATTGGGACAATGAGAATAAACTATTAGAACTTTCATATAAAGAATCTATTAGACAGAGGGAGGAAAGAAGATGCAAGAACAAGACAAGTGTGCCTGTCACACAAAAGAAAAAGAACAATCGGGGGAATGTTGTAAACAAGAAAAACCCAATGCTCTAGACGAGTTTTGGACTAGCTTAGGAGAACCTGATAAATGCAAGAAGCCGACCCCATAAACGTAATTTTTAAGATACAAAAATATATTAAAGAAGACATAGAAAACAATATCTCTATATTAGTTAGTGGTGTTGACAATATGGACACTTATAAGTATATTACAGCAACGATTCATACTAATGATCGCATTTTACAGGAAATCTCTAACCTGCTTAACCCTAAGGAGCCGAACGATGACAAAGTCACACGCATTAGAAAAAAAATATAAAGAAGAAGCTAAGAAAGCTAAACAAGAACCTCAAGAAACTAACCTAGAAAAATTACCTAGTCCTACTGGCTGGCGTTTATTAGTAATGCCCTTTGCAGTCAAAGAAGAAACTAAGGGCGGTATTATTATTGCACAAGAAACATTAGATCGAGCACGAGTAGCAACACAAGTTGGCTACGTGTTAAAGATGGGTGATCTTTGTTATAAAGATCAAGATAGATACCCAACAGGTCCATGGTGCAAAGAAAAAGATTGGGTGGTGTTTGCACGATATGCAGGCTCACGTATGGATATTGATGGTGGTGAGATAAGAATGTTAAACGATGATGAGGTACTCGGGACAATAAGTAGTCCGGAAGATCTTATCCACGCAATGTAAACCATAGGAGGATATACTATGCAAGACGAAGAAAAAACAATAGACGTTGGCGAAGCTAACGAACAAGAAACAACAATTGATTTAGATGCACCTGCTGTTGAAGAATCAATTAAAGAAGACATACAAGTAGAAGAAATATCTGCTGACGAAAAACCAAGTGAAAGTAAAACTGAAAAAGAAGAGCTTGGTGAATATTCAGAAGGTGTTCAAAAAAGAATAGCTAAGCTAACGCGTAAAATGCGTGAAGCTGAAAGACAAAAAGAAGAAGCTATTCAATATGCAAAAAATGTATCAGAAGATGCTAACAAATTAAAAACTAGGTTTAATAACTTAGATAATCATTTTGCTAAAGAGTTTGAACAACGTGTTACTGGTAGTACTGAGGCCGCTAAACAAAGATTAGCTGCTTCTATCGCCGCTGGTGATGTTGAAGCACAAGTTGAAGCACAATCAGAAATAGCTAACTTAGCTATGGAAAACACTAGACTAAAACGTATTAAACAAGAGCAAGAGTATAGAGCTAACGCTCCAGCACCAGTCGAAAGACCAATACAACCAGCGCCACAACCAGCGGCACCCGATCCACAAGCAGACGCTTGGGCATCAAAAAACCCTTGGTTTGGTTCAGATAATGCTATGACTTACACGGCTTTTGATATACATAAAAAATTAGTAGAAGACGAAGGTTTTGATCCAAATACGACAGAATATTATTCTGAAGTAGATAAAAGAATAAGACTTGAATTTCCACACAAATTTGATAGTGTAGAGACTTCTACTGAGCAACCTGCTCAAAATGTAGCAAGTGCCAAACGTCCGGCAACTAAAGGACGCAGAAAAACTGTGAGGCTCACACCATCACAGGTAGCAATTTCTAAAAGATTAGGTGTGCCACTCGAAGAGTATGCGAAACAATTAGCCGCGAAGGAGGTATAAGCATATGACTAAAAAAGCAACAGACAAAACTAAGACTGTTAAAACTTCCCGCGTGAGCGAAACTAGGGTTAAACAAGAACAACCTAAAGTTTGGACTCCACCATCATCTCTAGATTCACCGCCTGCACCAGACGGTTATAGACACAGATGGATAAGAACTGAAACAATGGGTTTCGATGACACTCAAAATGTTTCAGGTAAAATGCGTTC